TAATATAGGAATATATATTAATGAAAAATGTACTAATATAAAAATAAAATATAGTATACATATGATCTAGTTTTTTTATCGTCCCGACTACAGCATTTTTGTAAAATTGAGAAAAAGAGCACAAAAGAAAAAGGAAGAATGGCCGTTCTTCCTTTTTCGCTACTTAGATACCAGCTTTTTTTTGTAAAATTGATATTAATCAAGTAACATTCTAGTTGCTACTAGGATTAAAAAGAGCATCACAAGATATTCCATTTAATAATACCTTTCTTTACATCAAAAGCTGATAATTTGCTTGATGTAGTTTTCATATTATTGCTAGTACCTCCGTAGTGATGTATTGCACATTTTTGTATGTGCTTTTCTATTTTATCACATTTTATTTTAAAATGTCTAATATTATATGATATTGAAATGCTCTTAAAGGAGTATTATAAACTATTTATAAATAGTATTTAAAACCTTAAATAAAATTACTTTTATCAAGAATGATAACTTTTTATTAAAAGTGGACCCAATTTGGACCTAGTATGAACCCTAATTTCCATGTTATTATGCTATTGTGGTTTTAAGAGAAAAGAAAAAGAACTTTTTAACCACTCACAACATTTCGTTCTAAATGGTAAATCTTTGTTAAAAGCTCTATTCTATAGGGCTTTTCTTTTACCTAAAACAAGGCAGGATAGTGAAAAGATATCACGCAAGTCTCTTAAGCTTGTATTCTAGGTTTGACTCCTAGTCCTGCAACCAACAGTAAACAAAGGAGGTGTGTCATTATGACCGAAAAACAAAAATTGTTTTGTGACGAATATTTAATTGATCTAAATGGCACACGTGCTTATAGAACAGTATATAAAACGATTAAGAATGATAATGTTGCTGGTGTTCGGGCAAACAAACTTCTTAAACAAAAAGATATTGCTGAATACATCAACAAGCGACTGGAAGAAATCCATAATGAAAATACTGCAGATATTCAAGAAGTCATGGAATATCTTACATCTGTCATGAGAGGCAAAAGCGAATCAAATGTTCTTGCTCTAGCAGGTGATGGCTTTCAAGAAGTCATTGCTAAACCGCCTGATGAAAAGGAACGGTTAAAGGCTGCTGAATTACTTGGTAAACGTTTTGGTATGTTTAGGGACAATGTTGATATTACTTCAAACGGTCAAACAGTAATTGTAGATGATATAGATGAAAGTTAGTTTAAAGTCCATTATTGGTCCTGCTTTCTATGATGTTCATAAGCATATCAAAAACAATGATTACACGCACTATTGGTTAAAAGGTGGCCGTGGATCATTGAAGTCTTCATTCATTGGTACTGAAATTCCTTTAGGTATCATGAGGGATGCACAAAAGGGATTGATGAGCAATGCAGTTGTTATCAGGCGTGTAAAAGATACATTGAGGGGTTCGGTATATGAACAAATCAAGTGGGCTATTTACATGATGAAAGTTGAAAATGATTGGGAGATACCTGATTCAAAACTGCAGATGACTTACAAACCAACAGGACAAGTTATTATATTTAAAGGTGCTGACAATCCTAAAAAGTTGAAATCAACAAAGGTGTTTGTAGGTTACATAAAATATGTTTGGTTTGAAGAATGTGATGAGTTTGAAAGTCATGACAAGATCACAAATATCAATCAGTCTTTACTTCGAGGTGGTCCTGAATATTGTGTGTTTTATTCATTTAACCCACCTGAAAGTCAAAGAAATTGGTGTAACAAAGAAGTTTTAGTTAAACGAGATGATACATTGGTATCTCATACCACGTATCTTCAGGCACCGAAAGAATGGCTTGGAGAACAGTTTTTAATTGAAGCTGAACATATGAAAAAAGTTAAGCCTGAAAAATACTGTCATGATTATTTAGGCGAAGTTACTGGTACAGGTGGAGAGGTATTTACCAACTTATGTATTAGAGAAATCAAAGATGAAGAAATTCAAACATTTGATAGATTAAAGAACGGATTGGACTTTGGTTATGCTGGAGATCCATTGGCATATTTAAAAATGCATTATGACAAGACGCGAAGACGTCTTTTTATTTTTGGAGAAGTCTATGGTACTCGTTTATCCAATGCTAAAGCAGTTAAGAAAATCAAAAAGCTTAATCCATTAAATAAACTTGTTACTTGTGATAGTGCTGAACCACGTACGATCAATGAATTTAAGTTATTAGGACTAAGAGTAACAGGTGCAAAGAAAGGACCTGACAGTGTAGAAAATGGTATCAAATGGCTTCAGGATTTAGAAGAAATTGTTATTGATCCAATTCGTTGTCCTAATGCTTCAAGGGAGTTTAATGATTATGAAATTGAAAAAGATAAGGAAGGAAATCTTAAAGGAGATTTTCCAGATAAAAATAACCACACGATTGATGCTGCACGATATGGCTGTGAAGAAGACATTATCCAATCAAAAGGTCGAGCAGGAAAGAACCGTGCTAGATATGAAAATTAGGAGGTATCCACGTGTATACATTCACAATAGATAGTTCAAGTTATGATGAAAAAGAACTAAACATGATTCAAATTGAACAGTTGATAACAAAGCATCATAGCTTGGTTGGAAAAATAAAGAAATGCCAAAGGTATTATGAAGCACAACATGATATTAGAAATAGGCAAAAGAAATTAAAGACTGCAGCAAATAACAAGGTTGTTTGTAATCATGCTAAAGATATCAGTGATACTGCTACTGGTTATTTCATGAACAGTCCTATTTCTTATAGTAGTTATGATGACAGTGATAAAAGCAGCATTGATAAATTAACTGAAACTTTTGATAGAGCAGATGTTGATGATGTAGATGGTGATAATGCACATGATATGAGTGTTTGTGGTGTTGCTTATGAATATGTCTACGCTAAACAGGATTCAACCGAGATTGCTGTTAGAAATTTAGAAGCGGATCATACGTTTCTTGTATATGATGACACGATTGAACAAAATCTTTTATTTGGCGTTTATTATTACCGTTACAAAGATGCGATTACGAGCAAACATTGTTATCGTGCAACGGTTTGTACTAAGAATTATGTCAACACAATGATACTGGAATGTAGTGGTCAAAATCATAGAAAAGTAAATGAACCTATTCCTCATTTCTTTGGTAATGTACCAATCATTGAGTATCGCAACAACAAGTTATGTATTGGGGACTTTGAACAGCAAATATCTTTGATTGATTCTTACAACAAACTCATGAGTGATCGTGTAAATGATAAAGAACAGTTTGTAGAAGCTTTACTTGTTATCTATGGTTCATTGTTAGGTGATGATGAAGAGGAAGTAAGTGAAGTTATGAAGATTTTAAAAGAAAATGGATTGCTTGAACTTCCTGCAGATGCAAGGGCTGAATATCTTTCAAGAACTTTTGATGAAAACGGATTAGAAGTTTTAAGAAAAGCCATTAAGGAAGATATTTATACATTTTCTCATGTTCCTAACTTAACTGATGAAAACTTTGTTGGTAACAGTTCAGGTGTGGCCATGGAATATAAATTACTTGGTTTACAAATGATTACGGGAGAAAAGGAAAAATACTACAAGAAAGGATTAAAACGCAGGATTGAGCTATTTTGCAATTATTTAAATCTTAAAGCAATTGCAATTAATCCTAACAATGTCAAGATTACCTTTACTCGTAAGCTTCCTAAAAACTTGAATGAGCTTGCTCAAATGATTGCTAATTTAAGCGGAAAAGTTTCAACTGAAACACTTATTGAACAACTTCCTTTTGTAGAAGATGCACCAAGTGAAGTTGAAAAGGTAAAACAGGAAAATGAGGAAAACATCAAGCTTCAACAACAAATGTTTAAACAGCAAGATGATGAACCTTTTAACAAAGATGAGGAGGATAAGAATGATGAAACACAAAATGACATTGGCACAAAGAATGATGCTTCCAATAGTAAAAATGCTAAACAAAGTTCTAGCGTTTCTAATTAGAAAGTTTGGTTAATATGAAAAATCAAGATTATTGGAAAAAGCGCCAAGAAGAAAAGCTTAATGATATCCTAGATGATGCGCAAGTTACAAGTGATTATATATCGGGTATCTATAGTAAGGCTTGTAGTTATACCCAAGATAAAATCAAAGGTATTTATGATAATTTTAGAGACTCTCATAGATTATCCGATGCTGAAGCTAAAGATTTGCTTTTTAAGGTGACAAGAGATCCTGGGCATGCTAAGTTTGATTATGCTGAGTTAAAGAAAAGACTTGAAAATAATCCAACAAGTGAAGAACGTAAAGTATTACTAAAAAAGTTGGATGCACCTGCTTATCAGTATAGAATTAAACGACTTGAAAATATGCAAAATCAATTGGATCAATTGATGAAAAAGGTTTACAACATAGAAAAAGATAAGAGCACTGATTGTTATATCAACAGTGCTTTTAATGCGTATTACAAAGATGTTTATAACCTTCAACAAGGAATGGGTGTTGCTTATTCGTTTGATGAATTAGATGCAAGTTTAATAGATAAGACACTAAAATCTAAATGGAGTGGTAAAAATTACTCCGATAGAATTTGGAACAATACAAGTGCATTGGCCGATTCTTTAAAAGAAGAAATGATGATGGGTGTTCTTACTAACAAAACTGAAAAAGAAATGGCCGAGACCATTATGAATAAGTTTGCAGTTGGTGCTTTTCAAGCAAGAAGGCTTATCCAAACTGAAAGTGCAGCAATGTCCGCATTTACCGACCAGCTTGCATATGAAGATGCAGGGATTGAAAAGGAAATGTTTATAGCGGTTCATGACAGCAGGACATCAAAGATTTGTCAACAACATGATAGAAGCATTGTTGAAATATCAAAAGCACAGGTAGGTGTCAATGTTCCACCGCTTCATCCTAATTGTCGTTCACATATGATTGCTTATATTGAAGGTATCACGGACGCAATGAAGAAAAGGCAACGTAATCCTATTACTGGTAGAGATGAAGTTGTTGATCTTAAAGAAGATTATAACCAATGGTTAAAAAGGCAACAAGAAGAGCATGGTGTAGATACTGTTGATACTTTTATGAAAAAGACAAAGAACCTATCCAATGATAGGAAACAATATCAACGGTATATGAATGTTTTAGGCAAAGAAAATATGCCAACTTCACTATCTAAATTTCAAGATATGAAGTATAATGATATTGAGAAATTCAATGATTTAAAAAGCTTTTATTCTTTTAAAAGTCGAAATGAAGAAGCATCCTATAATGATTTCTTATTGCATAGAATAAACGATTATGCTCCTGGTAACTCATCAGTAGCAGAAAGGATTAATGGATATGTATTAAAAGATACTAAATCAAAAAAAGAACAGGATCATATTTTCAAGAGAATGATGGAAAGAAATATTACGTCAGATGATTTACAAGCATACGTTGATAGTGCAAAAGTTATGTTTGATCAATGGAACGGTAAAAGAAGATTATATATTTCTAGTAAAGGTGCTGCAGTTGTTGTCAAAAGAGATGAAGGATGGGTCTTTAAAACAGGTATGAAATATACCGATTATGGAGAAAATTACATGGCAATATTGGAGGTTATGAAAAAATGGAAAAAATAGAAGTTGATTTTGAAGAAGATAGATATTGTCCTGTATTTGAACGAGTCATTGATTGCGAATGGTGCTATGAATCTCTTCTTGGGATATGTAAGTTAATTAAGAAAGATGCTGTCCCTGAACTTAATGAAATACCTGATGATAAAATGGAAGAAGCATTTCAAAAGTGTAAAAACTGTAAGTATAGTGAATTAACCGACAAGTAGTCGGTTTTTATTTTACCTAAATTTAAGAAAGGAGAATGACAATGTTAAATGCGTTATTAATTATTTTTGTTATAGCAAAAATATTAGGCTTTATAACTTGGTCGTGGTGGATTATATTAAGTCCGTTATTGATTCAAGTATCAATCGTTTTATTAAGTTTAGTATTTTATGGTGTAGCTAATTTTAGAATTAAGAATCTTTTAAAGAAGCTTAAAAAGGAACTTTAAGGAGAGGAGGTATTTTAATGGCGGAAGGGTTGAGACACCATTTTCATCAAGAATTTGAATATCATACTGTTCAATATTTCGATAAGAAAAGACACGTAATTGTTAAGAAAATTCAATACATGTGTATGATATGCGGACGCATTCGTCATGAAAAATATGACTGTTATGTACCACCACCTAAATCTAAAAATAAATCATTAGAACGTAATAAGAAAAAATATGGCAATCGCGAATGATTGTTTTTTATTTTAGGAGAAGCTTATGGCTAAATTAAAAGTTATTAGAAATATGATTGATAAAAATACAGGTGTTGTACGTATTACAGGTGATGTATTTGAAGTCAATGATAAAAAACGTATCAAAGAGCTTTTAGATGCGAAAGTAGTAGAAGTAATTAAAGAAAGTGATAATTAGGCAATCTCAATTGATTGTCTTTTTATATGTCCAAAAACTTATGACATTAAAAGATGGGATGGTCTTACGGACCTTAACTGGAGGATTTTTATGAAAAATAAATTTTTATTTCCTTTAAACATTCAAATGTTTGCTGATGATGACCCGGGAACTGACCAAACAAATATTGATGATCAAGGAAAAGAAGGTGAAGAGGGTGGAGAACCTAATAACCAACCTAAAACTTTCACTCAAGAAGAATTAGACAAAATCGTTCAAGGAAGAATTGCTAAAGAACGTAAATCTTGGGAAAAGCAATTAGAAGATCAAAAAACTGAAGCTCAAAAATTAGAAACTATGAGCGACAAAGAAAAGAAAAAGTATCAGGAAGAAAAAAGAATTAAAGAATTAGATGATAGAGAAGCTGCAATTACTCGTAGAGAATTGACTGCTCAAGCTAAAGTTCAATTAGCTGATAAAGGAATTCCAACTGAACTTGCTGAAATTCTTAATCTTACTGATGCGGAATCTTGTAAAAAGAGCATTGAAACAGTAGAAAAAGCTTTTCAAACTGCAGTAGAAAAAGCAGTTGAAGAAAAAATCAAAGGCAATGCTCCAATGAAAAAAGCAAAAGACAAAACATTAACCGATGAAGAATTGGTTTATCAAAAAATGATGGGCAAATAGGAGGATTATAAATTATGTCAATTAATACATTAGCAACAGCTACTTTATTTCAAACAACATTAGATAAAGTAGCAACTCATGAAGCATTAACAGGATGGATGGAAGAAAATGCAGGACAAGTAATCTATAATGGTGGTGCTGAAATTAAAATTCCTAAAATGTCTTTACAAGGATTAGGGGATTACGATAGAGATAATGGATATAAACAAGGTTCTGTGACATTAGAATACGAAACAAGAAAAATGACACAAGATCGTGGCCGTAAATTCACGTTAGATGCAGTATCTGTTGACGAAACAAATTTTGTTGTAACAGCTTCAACAGCTATGGGAGAATTTCAAAGAATGCATGTAGTTCCTGAAATTGATGCATATCGTTTATCAAAAATTGCAACAGATGTTATTGCAGCAAATAAGGTAGGAATGATTGAATATGGTTATACTCCTGCAGAATCAACTATTTTAAGAAAAATGAAAACAGGTATCAAAAAAATTAGAGATGCAGGATACAATGGTGAATTAATCATTCATGCAACTGGAGATGTTATGTTAGAGCTAGAAATGTTTCTATCAACAAAAATGCAAACAGCAACAATTTCAGTCGGTGGGATTGATTTAACTGTTCCAGCAATTGATAAGTGTGCAATTATTGAAACGCCTCAAAATCGTATGTATACTGCCATCCAAATGAATGACGGTGAAACAAGTGGTCAAGAATCGGGTGGATATAAAAAAGGAACAAGTGCAAAAGATATCAACTTTATGATTATTCCTAAATCAGGCGCAATTGCAGTTTCTAAACAAGATATCATGCGTATTTTTGACCCTAATACAAACCAAAAAGCTAATGCATGGTCAATGGATTATAGACGTTTCCATGATGTTTGGGAAAAAGATAATACATTACCATTGGTTTATTTAAATATTAAAGATGTCGCATAATGGGAGGCCTTTTGAATGAAAATTGTTATTAATGGAAATGTTGAAAGAATCATTGAAAATGAAAAGTTAGAGAAGTATTTATCTTTAGGATATAAAGAGGTTTCATCTTCAGAAACGAATGATAATGTTGTTGGAAAGAAATCATTATCTAAAATGAAAGTTGATGAATTAAAAGCATTGGCTACTGAATTAGGCATTGAAAGTATTGACTCACTTAACAAAGATGAATTGATTGCTGTAATCAAAGAAGCGCAAAATGGATAATCTAAAGGAAGAATTTAAAAGTTTAACAGGAGAAACTAATGATGATTTGGTTTCTTCTTTTCTTTTAAGTTCAAAACGAACAGTTTTATCCAAAACAAATCGTAGTGAGTTGATTGATGATCTTAATGATTATGTTTTAAAACTTGCAATTGTTCGCTATAACAAGCAAGGAAATGAAGGGTTGAGCTCTTACAATGAAGGTGGAGAAAGCGAATCTTATCTAAGTGAAGATGATGTTCTTTCAGGTATTTCCAACTATCGTTTATCAGCTATGGCAAGGAGATTACAGAATGAAAAAAAGAAGTCTCAAGAAGTTTCAAATTAAAACCTACAGTGCTGAAAAAGATAATGAGGGCAATGTTATTGAATTCTATAGTGATGAAGCAAGAGATGATGTAGCACTTGTATGGCCTGCGTCTTCAAAACTTCAAGTTGAGCTTTATGGTATGCGTGTTAATGGTATCTTGAATATGCATTATTATGGCTCTCTAGCAATCAAAGAACATGACATGATTATTTATGAGGATAGCAGTTATAAAGTCATTAGCATTCAAAATTTTAAGCGTTTTAAAGCTATAGAAATTGAAAGAGTATGACAAATAAAGATTTCAATAATCTCATAAAGAAACTGTCTGAAATTGATTCAGAGGCAGGTCAAGAAGTAGCAATGAGAGCGGTTAAACAAGCAGGTGCAATAGTTCAATCTCAGGCTAAATTATTAATTACTGGTGATACTGGTGCTTTGGCACGTTCAGTTAGAGTTAAAAATGAAGTTAAAGAAGAAAGTGTCACATCAACTGTTTATACCAATTCAAAATATGCACCTTACTATGAATTTGGTACTGGTCCTAATGGAGAAGCAAATCATCAAGGTATTTCTCCAAATGTATCACCTCGTTATAGGCAAACGGGTTGGATGATTCCTGCTGATGCAATGACAATTGATAAAGCTGAAGCATATGGCTTTAGAGTTGCTTATAAAAATGGTGATGTAATTGGTTATTATACTAAAGGACAAATGGCAAGACCTTTTATGTATCCAGCACTTCATGATCAAGAAGATAAAATTATGAAAAATACCGAAAGGTTATTTAAGAAAAAACTAAAGGAGATTTGTAAAAAATGATAAATGTTAAAGATATCGTTTATAGTAAACTTTCTAAAAAATTCAAAAATGTAAGTGATGTTTATCCTCAAAGCTGGGTGGATTTACCTGCAGTTCAATATGTTGAGGAAGAAAATAAACCGGATGAATTTACGGATGATAAAGAACAATCTTCTTTCATTCGTTACAGAATTGATATTTGGGATAACAAAAGCACTTCACAAACAGCTTGTGATGTTGATGAAGTAATGGCTGGTTTAGGATTTTTAAGAACATATTGTTCCGACGTTCCTGATCCAAGTGGTTTAAAACATAAACAAATGAGATATGAAGCAATTATAGATTGTAATAAGAAATTTATTTATCACGCTTATTAATTAAGGAGGTAAGAAATATGTTAGCAAACGGTGCGACATTAGAATATAAAACAACATCAGGTAATCCTTCGTCATATACAAAATTAGAAGGATTAAAAGAAATTCCTGAAATTGGTAGTGATCCTGAAAAAGTAGATAATACTACTTTAGCGGACAAACAAAAAGTTTATGAAATGGGAATTGGCGACCCGGGAGACATTTCATATAAATTCAAATATGACAATACATCAACAAACAGTCCATATCGTGTTTTAAGAAAACATGAAGAAGCTGGTGATACGCTATCATTCAAAGAAACATTGAAAGATGGAACTACCACAGAATTTGATGGCCAAATTTCTTTGAAAAGAACTGGTGGCGGAGTCAATGGTGTTATTGAATTTACATTAAATATTGCTGTATGCAGTGAAATTAAGATTACTGATCCAGTAAATGCATAGGAGGTTAAAAAATGGGATTATTGAGTGGAAATACTAAAGAAGTTGTTGAAGATGAAGTAGTAGAAGAAACAAAACCAAAAAGAAAACCATATCATTTATGGAAAGTTGGAGAAGAAGAATTCAAGTTAAAATTAACTACCCAAGAAATTGTTAATATTGAATCAAAAATTGGAACAAACTTATTATCAGTTATTTCAAAAACTGAAGATGGTTCAGTACCACCTTTAAAAATCATGCTTTTAATTACTCATGGTGCTATGAAAAAATTTCATCATGGAATTAAAGAACAGGATGTTATCACTTTATTTGATAAGTACTGTGATGAAGGTGGAAATCAAATTTCATTCATGACAGATGTATTTATTCCTATTTATCAAGTAAGTGGTTTTTTCTCACAAGCTCAAGCGGAAACAATGGAAACTCATCTAGTGGAAGCGAAAGAGCAAATGTAGAATATGAGTATATAAGTGATTTAATAGACGAACTATATCCCATGGCTTTAGATTGTGGAATAAGTTCGTCTTTATTTTGGAATTCATCCGTTCTAGAAATTACGGACTTAATGGAATCTTTTGAAAGAACCGAAAGAAGAAAACAAAAACAAAAAGCAATAGATAATTATTATCTTGCTGATCAAATCATTGCTGGATTCAATTTAATAATGAATGGTAATGAAAATGGAGAAAATAATCCACATATGCTTTGGGATTATTATCCTGGTTTATTTGAAGAGGAAAAGAAATTAAGTAAACAATTACAAGAACAAGATGAATTGGAAAGAGCAAAAGCTGGTCGTAGAAGATTAGCAAATGCTATGAATAAAAAAATAAAAGGAGATGGTTAATAAGACACTAGAAAAATTAAAAGTTATCATCTCTGCTGAAACAAGCAAATTTAAGAACGCTTTAAAAGATGCAACGAATGAAGCTAGAAATTCAGCTAACTCAGTTGAAAATTCAACAAGTAGAATGGGGAAAGCGGTTAGTGGAATTAAAGGTTTAGTTGCTAAAGCTGCTGCTGGTTTTGGCTTGTATAAGTTAGGAAAAGAAGCAATAGAAGTTGCTTCAAATATTACGGAAGTCCAGAACGTTGTAGATACCGCGTTTGGAGATATGTCGTGGAAGGCCGAGCGATTTGCCAAGAACTCAATACAACAATTTGGTATGAGTGCATTAAGTGCTAAGAAAACTGCTTCTACATACATGGCCATGGCTTCAGGTATGGGATTGAGCTCTGATAAAGCAAGTGATATGGCTATTTCATTAGCTGGTTTATCAGGGGACGTTGCTTCTTTCTATAACATTTCTCAAGAACTTGCGGACATCAAACTGAAATCAGTATTTACTGGTGAAACTGAAACATTAAAAGACTTAGGTATTGTTATGACTCAAACGAACTTGAAACAGTTTGCTTTAAGTCAAGGGATTAAAACCAACATTGACGATATGAACCAAGCACAATTGACCACATTAAGATACAACTTTGTAATGCAACAGTTACAAATGGCTCAAGGAGACTTTGCTAAAACAAGTGGAACATGGGCTAACCAAGTGCGTATCTTACAAGAACAATTTAAACAATTATTAGGAATTATTGGTAATGGGTTGATTGCAGCGTTAACTCCTGCTATTCAAGTTATCAACTTTGTAATTGGTAAACTGATTACTTTAGCAAATGTAGTTGCAGGAGTCTTCAGTAAACTGTTTGGTAAAAAGTCATCTAAAGATTCGGGCATGTCAACTGTTGCAAGTGATTCTTCTAAAGCTTCAAAATCTATTGGGAATATTGGAAGTGGATTAGACAACTCAAACAAGAAAGCTAAAAATCTTTCTAAAACACTAAATACTATGACTGCTGGAATTGACGAATTGAACAGTTTAAATATAAATGACAGTTCAGGAGATAGCGGAAGTGGTTCTTCAGGAGCTGGTGCTGGTACTGGTGGAGGATATGATATTGGATCTATTGACTGGGGTAACCAATTTGAAGAGCCTGATACAAGCGGTGTTGATAAAGCTGTAGATAAAGTTATTAAGAAACTAAATCAGTTAAAGAAATGGTTTGAACAAAACAAGCCAATTATTTTGTCTTTGATTGCTGGTATCGTTGCAGGATTTTTAACGTTTGAAACCATTATGAACTGGAGTGCAATTGTAGGAGTACTATCTTCATTGATTGCTCCATTTCAATGGTTAGGAGCAGCGGTATCGGTTTTTATAGGTAGCATTGCTGAAGGAAGTGGCGTGTTAGTTGCATTCCAGACAGTTTTTGGAACAGCAGCAGGTACCGCAGCATTCTTTGCAACAATTGTTGCAGCAGTTACTGCAGCACTTGTTTATTTGTATCAAACATCCCAAAGTTTTAGAGATTTAGTAAATACGGCAGTTAGTGGATTGATAGGTGTACTAAATCAGTTATATACAACGGTATTAAAACCGTTATTTTTATTTTTAGCTGACGTCTTTACAACGATTATTACACCTATAGCTTCATTTATAGCAAAGGTGTTTGTTAAAGCAGTAGAGTCAATAAGTATAGTTGTTTTATCAATTTGGAATAATGTCCTTATTCCATTAGCAAGTTTTCTTGTGGATATTCTAGCTATTGCGTTAGAAGGATTACTTGAAATATGGGAAACATGGAAACCAGGTATTAAAGCAATAGGAGAAGCAATCAATTGGGTATGGGACAATGTTTTATCACCAATTGTTGATTTTATTGTTGGGTCATTTAGTGATACTTTCAAATCATGGGGAGATCTTATTAAAAAATTGATTCCTGATGTTGAAAATATCTTTAGAGGTTTAATTGATTTCTTTGTTGGTGTATTTACAGGCAGCAATGATCGTGCATGGGCTGGTATTAGAAGAATATTTGAAGGATTCTCAAGTTTCCTAAAGAATGTTTTCTCAACGGATTGGACGAATGCATTTGGCTTGTTAGGTGTTCCTCTCAACTATTTTTGTTCAACTGTATCATCTATATGGGAAACAATTAAAGGTGTTTTAAGTGGTGTTATTAGTTTTGTTAGAGGTGTATTTACAGGAAACTGGAAAGAAGCATGGGAAGGTGTTAAAAGAGTATTCAGCAGTATTGTTGAGGGTATTGCTGGTATATTTAAATCACCAATCAATGCAATTATTTCAGGTATCAATAGTTTTATTGGTGGAATTAATAAAATCAAGATTCCTGACTGGGTGCCTGGTGTTGGTGGTAAAGGATTTAATATTTCTAAAATTCCTAAGCTTGCTAATGGTGGTATTGCTTATGGCAACAGTCTCGTAAACGTTGGTGAATATGCTAACGCAAGAAGCAATCCTGAAGTCATCGCTCCATTAAATAAGTTGAAATCATTACTTCCACAAACACAATCCAGCGAAGATGAAATTGAATTAATGAGAGAACAAAATGAATTATTAAGAGCACTTCTTAACAAAGATAGTGATGTTTATCTTAACGGCCAAAAGGTTACGGATGAAGTTAACAAAGTCAACAAACAAAAAGGTTTTGACTTTGGATTCTCTTATTAGGATGAGGTGATTCTATGGAAAGAAAAAAAGGATTTATAAGAATCAATGGTCAAAAGGTCCCTTATCCTGATAGGGGACTTAAATTTATTCTTTCAACTCTTACAACTGGTGGAAGAAATAAAAATGGTAAAGTTGTAGCGACAAAGGTTGGACGCGATAATCATAAGATTGATTCATTACAATGGAATTGGTTATCAGCCGAAGAATGGAGTAGAATTCTTAATCTGGTTAAAGATTATTATATTGATGTTACATTTCCTAATATGCAAACTAACTCTCTTATCACTTTACGAATGTATATAGGAGATAGAAGTGCTACACCTTATTTTATTGATACAGATACGGATTTACCGACTCATTATAAGGAATGTAAATTTAATATTATTGATGTTGGAGAGGTGGATTAAATGCTTACAGTAAGTGATCAATATGAAACTGAAATGAAAAGATTAATCCGCCCACAACCTTTTGTTAGAGTTGTCTATGGATTTGTTAATAATGAAGCTCACAAATCTTCATCTATTGATTCAACTGAAATGATTGATATACTTGAAGATTATGGAACAAAAATAGCTGATGTAATTAACTTTCCTGAAAGCTTTAAATCTTTGGCATCTTTTGAGCAGGACAGAATGAGAATAGGAAATGATATGTATATTTATGATGACAAAAACGAAGTCACATATGATCGTATTCTTTCCTCTCATTTATGTAATTATGAAGGAATATTTGATGATGTATTACCAACTGTTGCTTTTAAATTTGATCAATCTCAAGATATTTATGGTTTAACGATTGCTTTTGATGTCATTAATGGAACTTATTCTCCTGATTTTACGATTGAAACAACGAATATTAGCGGAATTACAAGAAGTATGAATATTACTGATTGTGATAGTTTTGAATGGATAAAAGGAGATTTAAGCTTAAATGGAATTGTTGAAATGAAGATAATCATCAATAAATGGAGCGTTCCTAATCAAAGGTGTAGAATCAATAAAATAAATTTTGGGGTTCAGTTAACATTCACCAATAAAGAAATGAGCGATAGCAGTTTTTCTCATAAGAAATCCATGGACTTGTTATCATTAGAATTGTCTTCTAATTCATTGCAGTTTTCTATCAATAATTTAGATCAAAGTTTTAACCCACTAAATCCTAATGGCTATTGGAGATATACACAGCCAAATCAGGAATTAGAAGTATATTATGGAATGTTATTAGAAAACGACAAAACAGAATGGTTTAAAGCAGACACGTTGTATTTGAATGATCAACCGAAAAGTGAAAATTACAAAGTGACATTTAATTGTATTGATAGATTTAATTGTATGGAGCTTGATGTATATGGTGCTCAAATAAAAGAACAATACACTCAAAATGGTATTACCTTGTGGGACTTAGCAAACACTATTTTTGATTATTACTGGGAACAAACCAAAGAAACCGGAGAATATAAATTAGATGAATGTTTAAAGGATATTGTGACATTGAATCCGTATATGGAAGCAATCGATATCAAACAGGCGCTGCAGCTTATTGCTAACGCAGGGCATTGTGTACTGTATTGTGATGAAAATGGAGTTATTACATTTAAAAATGCAATAGATCCTAAAATTTCATTTGAAGATAATGGTCACGTTGAAATCAGTAATTTAAGACAGGCTTTTGAATCAACAAAATTACCACAATATAGTTATGCATCTTTTCAACTAAATTACATGAATGGTGATAAAGAAAATATGATTATTGTTCCTGATAATTTGGATGAATTGGAACAGACAGGATTTATCAGTGATAAGATTTCTTTAGAAGATTGTAGTTTTCAAGAAAATCCAACTATTGAGATTTCTTATTCACTACCAACATCTATGTATGAAATACCTATTGTCTTTGACAGCGTAGGAAATGAATATGCAACGGATTTTACTTTGAATTATTATTTAAAGAATGAACTTATTGAAACATTTAATGTAAATGACAATACTTTTGAAAAATATACTGTTTTAAATAATGTTGATAGTTTTGATAAGTTAGAAATCATTATTAATAAATGGTCGAAACCACATCACCGTTGTGTAATCAATTCTATTGGTTTTGGTCGTGTTAATGATTTCTATTTAGATTATGATAATGCAATGGATGATCCTAAGATAACAAGTTTTAGTCAAATCCAAAGAATTGATATTAATTACTGTGATAAGTATTCATTAGGAAATACTCAAGAGACACAAGCAACCGGTTATGCTATTGAAGATAGTAACGTGATTTTTAAAGTCAGTCACAATCGCATGATTAATAAAAAAATCTATATTAAAAATGATGATGTTGAAACACAAGTATCAGGTGTAAAGTGGATTTATAATTTTGCAACATACAGTGTTTTTGAAATAGATAAAAAATATCTTTCAGCAGGAGATATTGTTATTAAAGGAGAAGAATTAAAAAATCAAACTTATGTAAAATCTATTGAATACAATGAAAAGGGAAGTATTAAACAATTTAATAATCCATTAGTTTCATCAATAGATAATGCACAACAAATATCGGATTGGTTACATGATTACATTGCTAAGACAAATACAGTTAGTATCAGTTATCGTGGTAATCCTGAAGTACAACCATTTGATATTATTTATGCTCAAAGTGATTTTGAAAAAGTAATGACATGTAGAACAACAAAAAATGAAATTAATTTTGATACTGCTTTGAGTGGTACTTGGGAGGGTATTAAGTTATGAGTATTTGGCAAGATCCTAAGACAAATTGGCAAGATGGAGATTACTTTAACTTATCTCCTGATTATCAAAGAATAAAAGGTAATATTGAATACCTGCATGATATTTCACATTTTCTTTATCCAAACTATAAAATCTATGAATTAGGTATGTATACGATAGATCAGTTCCCACGGGCTGATTTTTTTAATACCATTGTTTACAATATTGATTTAATTAATTCCAATACATTAGGAAAAGGAAATCCTCTATATAAAGCAATGAGAACATATACATCAAATGGATTGATATGGAATAAAGATGATCTAAATATCATTGAAGAAAATACAAGAATGCTTTTTAGAGAGTTGAAAGAAAAACATTACGATAATGTTCCAAGACTTTCTATTACTTTAGGAGCAAAGAAATTTTAAGGAGAAAGTAAATGGCAAAATTTAAAACGGATTATAAGGATGAAATTCCTGAAGGCGGTACAGCCCTTTACAATTTAGTAGATCAAGAAGGTGGAGTTGTACAGGAAAATATCAAAATTGAACGTTCCAATGAAAATGAACAAGAAGGAGATTTGTTTGGTGCGTTACAACTGAATGAAATTTGTGAAGCTTTAAATAATGCTCGATTTATGATTGCTAAAGGTGAAGGCTATGTAACTTATGGTAATTATAGTGATTGGGTAGAAGCAGGAAAACCTGTGTTTGATGAAGAATAATAGGAGGTAAAAACATGAATGAAAACTAAGTTATTAGAAAGTGATTATGCAAATAAAACATTTGCAGATAAAAATGTTTTAGGTCTACAACAATATGCACCTTTATCTACAGATGCGTTACAAATAGATATTGCAACTGGAAAATTGAATGGAAAAATAGAAGCTATTAGAACGAGTGATGCTTCAACGATTAAAAATTACTTCATAAAGAGTGGTGTTACTGTTGCATTAAAAAGACAGTATATCATTTCAAACGGTCATGCTTATGTTGATATTGACATGGTTTATCCTTTTCCTACCTCTAAATGGAGAAATATCTATAACGGTGGATGGAGTGGTTGGAAATTATTAAGTGGTCAAGTTCCTTTATGGAGCGGTAGCGTTACTGAAGGACGATCGATTGCCGTTGCTTTTCCTAAAGCATATTTCAATTCGTTAGACGTTTATTTCACAACAGGTGAAAGGATTAATTGCCCGTTAACAGATGGAAACGAGGATATTTGGAGCTCTCTTATTACATCCAGTGGAAACGAATTCTACGCTAAGTCGTTACATTTGCAATTTGCAAATTCAACAACTATAAAGATTGTTAGCTGTAAAGAAAGAATAATTTCAACAGGTGCAGTTTCAACAAAGAATATTGTAAAAATTATTGGTAGACCATAAAAATATAAAGAAGGGATGAAAGAAAATGGATCTAAGTTTTATTACTAATTATTTTGTTCCAGTTGTAATGGCTGGATGTTTAGCAACAGGATATGTTGTAAAAAAATGGATTAAGGATGTAGATAACAAATACATTCCTACAATCGTATTTGCTTTAGGTGCAATTTTAAATTGCATCGTTATGAAAAATATTACTGTAGAAACAGTAGTAGGTGGTGCTATTTGTGGTTTGGCATCAACTGGACTTCATCAAGCTTTTACTCGCTTGATTGAAAATAAAGAAAATTAGAGGTGCGTTATGCAAGAAATTTTAATGCAAACATACACTATTGCTTTACCTATTGTATTAGGTTATATCGTATGGTTATTACAAAATCAAAAGAAGTCACGTGATGCAAATTCACGTGGGACTATGCTTCTTTTAAGAGTACAATTAATTGAATATCATTCTAAGTATACAAAAAGAGGGAACATCCCAAGCTATGCATATGAAAACTTCAATGAAATGTATGGCGCTTATCATGATTTAGGTGGTAATGGGATGGTAACTCACATGAAAGAAGAAATAGATCAGTTACATTTTAATAAGAATGAAGAGAGCAAATAGCTCTCTTTTATATTAGGAGGAAATAAAAAATGAATATTATTGAAAAAACATATAACTGGAATGGTAGTTTAAAAAATAGAACTTCAACAAAGAGAATTATTTTACACCATGCTGAATCAAAATCATGTACTGCAGATGACATCCATAGATGGCATTTAGCAAATGGATGGTGCGGAATTGGATATCATTTCTTTGTTAGAAAAGATGGATCTATTTATAGAGGTAGACCTGAAGGAGACGTTGGAAGTCATGCCAAAGGATCTAACAGTGATTCTATTGGAATTTGCTTTGAAGGTTCATACATGACAGAAACTATGCCTGATGTACAAATTAATGCTGGTAGAGAATTAGTAGCGTATTTAAAAAATAAATATGGAATTACAACAGTTCAAAAACATAAGGATGTATGTTCTACAAATTGCCCAGGAACAAACTTTCCTTTTGATGCAATTGTAAATGGAGTTGTTGTTCCAACACCTGCACCATCACCAACTCCTGCTGCTAATCCTACTTCAAATGAAAAAGCAACCGGAACATATGAAGTAACAGCAAGCGATCTATCAGTAAGAACAGGACCAGGAACTGGTTATCGTAGAAAAAGACATAATGAATTAACTGAGGATGGAAAAAAACATGATAAAGATAAAGATGGATGCCTTGAAAGGGGAACACGAGTAACTGTTTACGAATGGAAAAACGGTTGGGCAAGAACACCTAGCGGATGGTTATGCGGAGACTATTTAAGAAAAGTTTAA